AAATATTAGTTGTTCGACCGTCTAAGATTGCACTGAATTGCTCTCCCCAGATTTTATCTTTATAAAAGCTGTGAACCTCGGCACGTCCGCGATTAATCATTCCAGTTGAACTTAACGCGGGGAATAAAGACGTTTGACGGTTTTTTATAGTTAAAAGCCCTGCTGCAACAGCTGTAATAGTTTCAGCCTTGGACAATCCTTTAGTTTTCCCAGAATTAACAGTTCCTGTCGCCTCTTTCTCCATGTCAGCCTCAAGGCTTGTTGTGAATATTGAAGAGTTTTCTTTAATTATTTTTCTGGTTTCGGCTGGCATTTTAATTCTGCCAGATTCACCAACCTCTTTAGTCGCTTGCGTTTTTCCAAACTCATATTGTGTGTTTTGGTCGGTATTTAGTTTTGTTTGTGTTGTTTTTCGACTCTCACGGACTTTTTCACTTGGCGTGCCAAAAGATCCACCATCGAATAATTTCACAGCCCTTTTAAGAATATCAGCCGAAACAATCCCTGCAAAAATAGAGGTGGTTTTCTCCATGCTATTTTCCCCCTTGTCCATTTGTTCGTTAAACTTAACAAAGTCTACCTTCTCTTCTGCAAGGGTCAGTTCTCGACCTTCAGCCAGTTTTAAGATTTTCTTTTTATCCTGTGCCTTCTCGTCTTTTTTCTTTTCGTCCTTCTTTTTATCATCTACTGGCTCTTCTTTTACCTCTGGTTCTTGGCGCTCTTCAATCTCTGGTAAATCCATTCGTTTACGTGCATGGTTTTCTACGTCTAGATCTGGTATAATTGCCCCCACGTCTATCAATCTTCCTAATGAAGCAGTGAATACCTCGTTGTTTCGTGGAATAACTTCACTAAAATTAATCTTAGGATATGCTTTCTGCTCCCCAAAATTCCAAATAACCAAATCTTTAACCAAAAGATCATTAACTCGATCTAAAATATAAGCAAGCCGCCCCTCGGCGAATTTAAACAATATACTCTGATCTGCAACTGATTGATTATACCCCCCCTTGTTATCATTCGCTCCAGTGTCCACTTGCTGATTGAACAAAGCTTTCGCAATTTGTCGGTCGTGGTAAGTCAAATGTTCAAAGAAGTTGAACCCTGCTTTTGCCGTTGCATACGAGAATTCTTGACCGTATGGGGTTTCAATAAATCCTAGTGAGTCCGCACGCGCATTTCTTAATATTTCCTCGTTCTTATTTTGCGCGCCTTCGGATAATGTCACATCCTCGGTCGTCTTAAGGTATGGAGTCCCCATGCCATTACGAGCCGCTGTTACAACCCCTGTTTTTTCTAAGTTAAACTTCATCGCCCACGGCTTCACCATTGCCCTCAACCATGATATTCCTTCATAATTATCCCCCTCCTGAAAGTTTGTTAGTCTGAAAACATCTTCTACAGGAATTATAACATCCTTGTATTGGTTATCTTTATGCCCACTCTGCCTAAACCCTGCTTCATCACTGTTAGGATCTTCAACCCATTCATCAATTGAAATTGGTAAACGTGGTGCAAGTTTTTTATAACAAAATTTCCCAACATATTCACCAGATAGTAATTTTTCTCGACATTTCTCAAAACACATTACCCCAAACGTCCCAAACAAAACTGCGTTTGGCATAAACTTTTCTCTAAATCCTAATTTATCCAGAATAGCCCATCTTACAAACTCCGCAATCTTAATGTCATTTTCTTCCTCACTTGCTGGCTGGACATCAAACGTTGCTCCCAACATTAATTGCTTAACTACCATATCAGACGCAAAGACTGTTGCGTCTGAAAATCTCATCTCGTTATACTTCAATATTCTATCTTGTAGATTGGATAGATCGGGGTTGTACTCCTCATCAATAATACCATTCTGAATAGATGTACCAGTGACCCCCCTTTCTTTATCTGATTTAAAAAACTTGGACAAGACTTTAGCAGGATTTATCATTACTCTAATTTTGCACTTATTTTTTTAAATTGTCAAAAATACAAGAAAGCCCAAGCAATATTTCAGCAAAAATAACAATCCACCATCCAAAATCTTCAGCGGTTTGAATTGCGTCAAGCCGCCACGCTTGGACAAGAAAGAACATCAACATCGCATTGCAAACCGATACAATGAAAACCAGAACTAATCTGTACAGCCTCATTATTTTATTTGTTAAGAAAGACTCTAATCTATTCATATTGTTCCCATGCTCACCGCTTGCGGAGTATATCATTCTTCATCGTCTTCCTCATCAGTCTTTTTGTCCAACCAACTCTCATACTTTTCAATTAATCTTTTTACATCGATAGATCCGTCACGATATATTAACTTTTCTTTATTCTTAAGCATAACAACCGTGTTATATTCACCAGTAGAAATTTCCCTCGGGAGGAGTCTATGGTTTCCTTTAAATGGTTTAAGCTTGGTTACCGCAATCCTATCAATAGCAATGATTGACTCGAAAGGTATTACGATACCATCTTCTTCGAAAAAATTACTCATTGTTTTATTTGTTAAAGAATTCAAAAGCTTCTGCGTATTTATCCCTCCAGTTTTTAATTTCTCGCAGTGAAAAGCTTTTAGGTTGTAATGGGTATGCGTCCCACTTGGACTTCATGCAAGGTTGCCAGTACTTTATTTCTTTTTCAGCAAAATCATAAACATAGAACGAGTCCCCCTTCTTCGCAGTATTCTTAACACTCATTCCCTCTATTCTCAAGGCGTGCATTTTAGCTTCTTTTTCGGTTGAGAAAAAATTGTTTTGTGTAAAGAATTCTTCATCAATTCCCCTACCTTCAGACTTGTTAACATGAACCTCTCCACGACCGCTAACGTAATAATATATTTCCCCGTCATCTGGCGTTCTTTCTTTGGGTTTGTTTGCGTCATAAACATAAGCCTTGCTATCTTCGCCAATTTTAAAAATCTGCCCTACTTTTAAATCTTCTCCTGCTATGTATTGTGGGACATCTTCGATTCTACCTCTCCAGTTATGACTCCACAGGAAAAACTCCCCTGCTTTTCTGTCGCACGGAACAATGCCAGTTAAAAGAGTCTTTGATTTTTTCCCGTCTTTCTCCGGTTTTTTAGGAACATATCCCCTAGTTATTTTTTGCCAAATCGTTTCATCAAACACATCAGGATTAAGTTCATCAGCCTCATTAATACATTCAACCTCGCCATCATCCCCTATCTCTATTTTTTGAGAATATTCGCCGTTTTCGATTGTTATTTTTATCATTTTTTGTCGTACGTTATTATTTTACACAAAGGACAATAAGTAAAAAGCTCTCCATTATTGCTTTTCCCTACGTGAACCTTAGACCTACAAAACTCATGCAGGGAGTAAACACTGCTCATCCCCTCCTTCCATCCCTTTTTTTCGCCTAGAGATTTCCAGCCATCAGGAACCTTAATCAGACCGAAAAACGCTTTTTTATATCTTAATTCTTTCATTTTTTTACACATTGGTTATTAAATTGAAATTCGTCCTCAAAACATGATTCATAGCACAGCCCTCTTAGATTTTCGTCAAGGAAACAAGTCTTTTGCCTTCCATCCTTCACAATGTCATAGTGATTATAACTATAACCATTCATTTCTACAACACTTTCTGGGTGTATATAGATTTCGTCTGCCGATTGATAATCGCTCAATGAGAAGAGCGAAACGATGCCGAGAAAAACTGCGTTCATTTTATTAGTTTAATAAATATAATCCCCCTTATTATACACAAACCATTTTCAAAAGTCAAATCAAAATACTTTTTCCATCATTCCAGTTCGCGAGGTTTTTGTTGTCTCGTACTTTATACTACCATCTGGTTTTGGTTTTCCTAAAAAGAATTCAGTTGCATACATTGCAGCATCCATCGCGTCATCGTCCTTCTTAACTGGCACTTTTAAACTTTCCCCCTGCTTGTTCTCAGCCCATCGATATTTCTTTATTTCGCGCTTAACATTCTCAGAATAAGCTGGTACGTATATCTTCATTCCTTGCGCAGTACTAATTCTATGCATCACACTATCTTTCCCCTTTAAGCAACCTATGATATTCCATTGATAAGTCCGCTTTAATTCTTCAATAGTCTTTGGCTCTGCACAGTCTGCAACGGTTAAGCTTTGTTTGCTCACTCCATTATCAGTTGCCTCCTTGTCGATGTCCTTGTTGAGCAATCCTGTTGAATGTATAATTTCCTCCCATATAACCCCCTGATTCCACTGGTATATAGCAACTAACGCGGTTTTACTAACCTTAAACCCAAAATCCAGCCCATACCCCAAAAACCTAGCTTCTTCAGGAACTTTATCTATTACGTCCCAGTTTGTAAAAATACGCCCTTTAATTCG